GAGCTGACTTATTTGCAGAACGCGATTATTCATATTTTACAAATGTAGTCCCTTATCAGAAATTTAATAATTCTTTACCAACCGGATATTATGTTTATACATTTTCATTATATCCATTAGATAAACAATATTCGGGACATTTAAATTTTACTAATTTTGATGATATTGTAATTAAAATTACATCTAATTCACTTGTATTATCTGAACAATATAAATTATCAACTATAATAAAAGAATATAATATATTAAGAGTTATGAGTGGATTAGCTAGTTTAGCTTGGATATAAAATTAGATAGTAAATTGCAAACCACCAATACCATTTTTTGTTTTAAATATATTATATTGAATACCATAAGCTCTACAAACTGCAGTATTTTGATAATTAATTATTTTGTTCATTTTAATTTGTAGATATGCATCATCTATTTTGCTAAAATTTAATGAACCCGATGGTTGTAATTCTAATGGGTTTAAAGCAAATGAATAAAAATAAATACCATTTTGAATACTATTTAATTTATGTTTATATTTTTGTAAATAGGTATAAATTTCAGGTGAATTTGAATTAATACGATTTATTGAATTAATAACAATTGTATTTTTATTAATTGTGTTTTCTTCTAATAATGTATATGGATATGTTGTATAATTAAAATGATCATTTAAATTTATATTTGATGATAATATAATTCTCCATACTAAAAATTTTATAGGATTTGTTAATGATAATTTATATGCAATATTAGTAGAATATATTATTTGGTCTGGTAATGTTTGTATTACTGGTATTAAATATTCATTTTCATTATTTATAAAATTAAATCTTTCAAAATTATCAAGATATATATAATTAATTAATAAATAAGATGTAATTAATGAAGGTTTATTAAATTTAAAATAATCTTCATCAGTCACAACAACCGTATTAGGTTTAATATTAATAATAAAATTAGTTGTTTCACCTATTAATGCTAATGTAGAGTCATTTAATATTGTTGGAATAATAAATTTTCCTTTAATTTGATTATAATATAAATTATAATTAATAGGGTCAAAATAAATAAATTCACCTATTATTTTAGTATTTTGATAATTTTGATAAAAATATTCACCTACTTTAAATAAACAAAAATTATTAGTAACTGTTATAAAATGACTAGGAGATATTCTATAACATTTATCTATATCATTAAAATCAACATGTATTTTTACATCATTATGAGTTAATGCAATTAAAGGTAATGCTAAACCAGTATCTAAACAAAACCAAAAAGATAATGGTATGTGTAATTTAGTCATTAGTTTTGTTTGTGAAAAATCTGTATTTGTTGATATATTTCCTATCATTTTATTATAACCATTTTTATGACCAATACTTATTGTGATTTCATGCCATATATTTAACCAATCACCATAATGACGATCAATAATAGAACCACCAATTTCTATTTCTATAAAATTTATTAATGCTAAACCTATTTTATTAACCCATGCAAATTGTTTATTAATACTACTTGTGCTTTCTAATTGAATATATGGTAATTCAACATATAAATAAATCATTCCTGCTAGGTCTGCATTTTTTGCAACTGTTACTGTACATTTCCTTCCAAAATCAGGTATTGTTTTAAAATACTGAGGAGTTGGCTCAATAGAGTAATTAGTATGTCTTCTATATGCTATTTTAAAAAAGGTAATTTCAGGTTGTGCAGATAAGTATATATTTTCTTTGCCTACTGATACAAGTAATAAAAGACCTACACCCATTATACCAATAATGAGAAAATCCGTCTTTATATTATTTAATTTAATATAAAAATATATTGAAAAAATATATTAAGTTAAATAATATTTTACAGCGGGGACTATTTTAACGGTTTTGAGTGCTACTTACAATACATACTATTATGAAAGAACCATTAATAATACATTATTATGAACCCTATAAAACAGTATTAGTAGATGATTATGATATTTTTCCTGATTTGCCAAAAGACAAATCCTTTAAAATTACCTTTTTTAAAATAGCATATAGAGGACATACTAATTACTCTAGAATCCAGCAAGCATTAATAAAATATATAATATAATAAAATTTTTTATTATATTATTAATTTATAATTAGTCAATCTTCTTCTGTGTCTGAATTAGCATTTGTAATATTATGATTTATTATTTCTACAGGAGTTTTTACTGGGGTTTCTACCAGGGTTTGTGTCTCAGTATTTTTATTTTTTAATTCCTGTATAATATCATTATACATTGTATTATTATTTGGTAAATTATCAGATATTAACCCAATTTTATTTGCTAATAAATTAAAATATTTAACATATGAATGGGTTTTCCCTAAAGTTGTCATAATTTCATTATTTAATATCATAGAAATAATTGGTTTATATTTTTCTGGATTATTTATAACATCAAATGGCTCAGGAACTGGTAATTTTGAAACTTTTTTTAATTTAGTATATTCTTCTAAAATTTCATCATCTACTTTACCACTTAATTTAGCTTTATGATAGGTATGATTAGTTCTATTGTTAGTAAGTTGATGTATTTTTGTTCGCATTAAATTACGTAATTTAGATTTTTCATCTTGTTCTATAGGCTTTTTAATAATTTTAAATTTATAATTATCATTTTCATGAGAAATTAAATTAAATAAATATTCTGGTTTTAAATATAATAAACTAATATTATCTAAATCATCTAATTGAAAATCAGATTGCTTAACTTTTTGCTTAAATTTATTAATAGATAATTTAGAAATAAAATTAGACTTATCACCATCAATGAAAACATTTATTTTATTTTGCTGTTCTACCATAATACTATAATTTTGGTTAATCCTTTATATATTTTATATTAAAAATAAATTTAAAAAATAATTAAAAAAGTAAAGATTAATTATTTTAAAATGGTAAAAGATACAACTTTATATAATAGACTTGAAATTGACCCAGATGCTTCGCAAGAAGTCATCCGAAAAGCGTATAATAAATTATCTAAAAAATACCACCCTGATAAACAAGTTAATGCATCTGATGAAATTAAAAATCAAGCACATATAAAATTTCAAGAAATCTCACAGGCAAAAGAAATATTATCAGATCCTCAAAAGAAAGAATTATATGATCAAATTGGAATGGAAATTTTCACACACGGAATGGATAATGACCAAAATAATGGGCATTCACCTTTTGGCGATTTTGGACACATGTTTAATCACGGTTTTCCTTTTGGAATGGGAGGAATGGGTCAAAGGAAAACACAAGTAGAAGATATTGTTACTACGCTTGAAGTATCTTTAGAACAAGTATATACAGAAGAAGTTATTAATTATTCTTATAGTCAAAAGATTGATTGCAGTGTATGTAATGGAGAAGGGTCTAAAAATGGAAGTAAAACAGTATGTAAATTATGCGATGGTAAAGGTATCAGATTTGTTGATGTGCGTATGGGTCCAATGATTCAGAGGTCAATGTCTGAATGCAATGCTTGTCATGGTTCCGGAAAAATTATTGATGAATCAAATAAATGTTCAGTTTGTTTAGGTAATTGTTTCAATTTGAAAGAGAAAACAATTCAAATTCCATTAAAAGCAGGTCTTATTACTGGTAATAAAATTAATATGACCGGTAAAGGTCATCAAATGAAAAATACAAAAACAAATTTAATAGTTGTTATTAATATAAAACCACATAAATTATTTAAAAGAAGTAATGATAATTTATTTATTGATGTTGATTTAAAATTATATCAAGCATTATTTGGATTTAATAAATTAATTACACATTTAGATGGGAGAAAATTAGTTATTAGTAGTTCTACTAAAACAGAATATAATACTGTTTATAAAATATCTGGTGAAGGTATGAAATCATTACAAACAGGTATTAAGGGAGATTTATATATTCGATTTATAGTATCATTACCTAATATAACAAATCTACCAACTGAAAATAAAACACAATTAAAAACAATTTTACAAACAACATGTAAAACAGAAGTTATAATTGAAGAACAACTACAAGGAAATACTAAAGCTAATATGATAGAATGTTCACATGATATATCAGAACAAGTAATTGAAATATTATGTAAAAAAACAAATAATGAACAACAAGAACAATATGAACATTCACCGGAGCAAGGCCATGGACATACACAATGTGCTCAACAATAAATTATAATAATGGAACACCTTCACCTACTTCATCTCTACAAATAGGACATTTATATGAATATTGCGATAAATGTTCTTTTATACATTCATCATGAAATAAATGTTTACAATCAAGTTCACAAACAACTTGTGATTCATTCATATTATCCATACATATTACGCATTTTGTTTCCAAATTAGAATCTAATGTATATTTATTTAATTTTTCTAATACTGTTTTATCAGTAGCTACAACTACATCTTGAAAATTATCAGGCTCTGTAAGGTGTAATAAATTATTAATTACATCTAGAATTTGAGTATGAGTATAATTAATTGTATATGCATCATTTAATTGTGGTTCTATTAGTTGATAATGTATAATTTGTGGTAGTGGATGTGTATATACCGAAGGTGTATTTCTATCATTTTCTAATATTTCTATAATATTTTCATGTGTAATATTATTAATATCATAATATTGATAAAATTTAAATAATACAAAATTTATTTGATTCAATGGAATACTCTGTGTTATTAAATACATTTTAAGTATTTTAATAATTTCATCTTCATTATAATTATTTTCTATTAAATCACTTCTACGCTGTATCATAAAATTAAATAAATAACTATATACATCAAGTAATATATTTTCATTTATAAAATTATTATTATAAATATCTGGTTCATCATTTGAGTCTGATGAATTAGAAATGTTATCATCAAATAATTCATTATCTGGTTCATCTGATGAGTTATTTATTTGTTCATGTGGAGAATCAATGGGCATTTTTATTATATATTTTAATTAAGTTTATAAATAATTTTTTATCAATATTTATTTATAAATATTCATCATATTTAATATTGTGAGTTGTGCAATTCTATATGGTTTCATATTTTCATGATCATTATTCATACTTTTATTCATTACTTTAATAGCATTTGATAAACTCATTAATTTTTTTCCGCTCCATGCATCACCTTCATTACTAGTGGGTTTAATAAATGTATCAACTTCGCCAATAAACAAGTGAATTTCTTCACCTCTGAATTCTTTATATCTTTCTTTTCTTTTAGGTGTATCTGCCCATTCAGGAAACCAATCCCAAGAAACTGTAGAAACTAATTTTAATGATTTTAATTTAGCACCAACTTCTTCAATACATTCACGCTTAGCTCCAGTAATTGGTTTTTCACCGGGGTCTATTCCTCCACCTGGTAAATTAAGATAACTATTATTAGTTTTAGAATTAGTAACAACTCTTGCAACTAATTTTCCTTTGTATAATAAAAAACAATCACTTGTTTCGCGATATGGTAAATTTTTACGAGACATAATATATTATTATATATTATTATAAAAAATTATATATTAATAAAATTCTATAATTTAACTATAAAGAAGAAAGACTATATAATAATATACTATGGATATATCTTTGATTAAATCAAATTTAAATATAAAATATTATAAAAGTTTATTAAATAATTTGTTAGAAAATGATTCTAATTATATGTGGTTAAATAATTATTATGAGTCATTAGTTAATATAAATAAAACAGATACTGAAAAACTAATAGATACACATACAGAGAAAAATACAGATATTCCAAATATTGATTCTGAAAAATATTTATATACAAAATCATGGTCTAAATTAAATGTAATTCATAAAAAACTTAAAATAAAAGAATTTGTTAATAATTTACAAATTAATTCTAATATAGAACGTGAACAATTATTAGATAAATTAAATGATTTAATTAAATTAAAAATATTAACAAAGAAAGAAGCTGTTAATTATGATGAAATAAATGGTAAAATTATTTCATTATCTAATTTACAATATAATAATAATAAGTATTATTATGCATAATAGAATAAATTGAAATTATATTGTTTTAAAATAATATTTAAATTATAGTAATAAATGTCCTTTGGTACTATTTCATTAATATTAAATAAATGTATTGAAATATTAAATGATACAAATAAATCTATTAGTTTATTACAGTTAACAAAATTAAAAAAAACTGTCTATGAAACTATTAAAAAAGATATACCTGAAACAACTACTGAAATGATAGATCAAGTTTTTAATAGATTATTTAGTAATAAATATAGATATAATAAATCATTATTTTTTGATAATGGTGCAAATAGTTTCCGAGAATTAGAAAATTTATATCCTGATATTAAAATACCATCTAAATATAAATCACTACTTGCACATTTTAATAAATTAAAACATTTACCACAACCAGCACAAAGGTCCATTGAATGGTATAATTATAGATATAATAGAATTACAGCTTCGGATATGGCTGCTGCAATTGATATGAATCCATATGAACCAGTTGAGTCTTTTATTTTGAAAAAATGCGACCCAAATTTTCCATTCCAAGATAATGCTACTGTATTTCATGGTAAAAAATATGAACCAACTGCTACAATGATTTATGAACATATATATAATACTAGAGTATATGAGTTTGGTGCATTACCATCAGAAACTTATAATTTCTTAGGTGCATCACCAGATGGTATTTGTTCTCAATATACTTTAGATAATACATTTTCACCTAGATTAGGACGCATGTTAGAAATTAAATGTCCTGTTACTAGAGATATTTATATTAAAGGAAAAATATGTGGTCAAATTTGTCCTTTTTATTATTATTGTCAAGTGCAACAACAATTGATATGTTGTGATTTGGAAGCATGTGATTTTTGGCAATGTAAAATAACTGAATATAAAACAAAACAAGAATATCTTGCAGATTCATGTGATACTAGTAAAAATTATGAAAATGACACAGGAACACTTATTGAAATAGATAATAGATTAAAAAAAGGAATTATATTAGAATTTTATCCAAAACAATTTACACCAGAATTTGAGGGTGATAATCCTGAATGGAAATCAAAATATATTATTCCTAAACGATTAGATATGGATGAAACTCAATATGAAGCATGGGTTTTAGAATCATTAGATACTTTTAAAGACATATCGCCTGATATTAATAAAGATTATTATTTTTATCGTATTATTTATTGGAAATTAGATGTATCCCATAATGTAACTATTAAACGAGATGATATATTTTTTAATAGAATATTACCACTTTTAAAAGACTCATGGGATAAAATAGTATATTATAGAAAAAACCAAGATAAATTACCTGAATTACAAACTATAGCTAATAAAAGAAAAAAATATATTAAAATGATGCCATTATATACAATTCATAATGATATTATTATTAAAAATAAACATAAAATATTATCAGAAGATTTTGACCATACGCAATTAATTCAACCTATTAAAAAAGAAAATACTTTTTATAAAAAAAAGTTTAATACTATAATAAAAGATAAAGAATCAGACGATGATGCTACAGGAAATAATTGTGATTTTATAGATGATGTATTACCATCTACAGAAGTACAACAAGTAAAGATTGATAAAAAACCTAGTAAAACTATAAAACATACAACATTTACTACAACTAAACAAGTTAAAAAATTAGTTATTACAACTAATATTAGCAATGATAGTAATGATAATTGTGATTTTATAGATTAAAATTAATTTAATAAATATAATTATATTTATTAAATAATGATAAAGGATAAAGATGACTTTATCCACTTCTAATATATAAATTTTTCTTAATTTATTTATAAATTTCCCTTAATTTATTTCTTAGATGATTTCTTGGATCGTTTCTTTTTGGACGCTTTCTTAGATCGCTTTTTAGCACCACCGGACATGGAGCCTTTCTTAGAACCCTTCTTAGAACGCTTCTTGGAGCCTTTCTTGGAACCCTTCTTGGATCGCTTTTTGGCACCTCCTGACATGGAGCCTTTCTTGGAACGCTTCTTAGAAGCTTTCTTGGAACTTTTCTTAGAACGCTTCTTAGCACCACCTGACATGGAACTCTTTTTAGAAGCTTTCTTGGAACGTTTCTTGGAACCCTTCTTAGAACCCTTCTTAGAACCCTTCTTAGAACCCTTCTTGGAACCTTTCTTAGATGAACGTTTTTTAGCACCGCCTGACATAGAACTTTTCTTGGAACTCTTTTTAGAACGTTTTTTAGAACTTTTTTTGGACCGCTTTTTAGCACCTCCTGACATAGATCCTTTCTTGGATCCTTTCTTTGAACGTTTCTTAGATCCTGATTTTTTAGAACGTCTCTTAGCACCGCCTACTACAGGTTCTCCACTGTTATCCACTGCGTTAGGTTCAATAGCAGGTGTATCTATCGACGAGTCAACTACTTCTACAGCCTCTTCATCTGCTCTATTTTTTTTAGATCTACGTTTTTTGGCACCACCGGTCATGTGTTCTACAGGCTCGTCTGTCGGTTTTGGTTTTCTTCCAAAATGAGACATTTATATATATTATAATCTATATATTATTTTTTAATTTTTTAAAATTAAATATTTTTTATTTGAATTTTGATTTCCTGAAGTATTTGAAAACTCGTGTTTGTGCTTGGCTCTTGGTTTATTAGAAGGTGTATGTTTAAATTTCACTTGTTTCCCTTGTTTCTTTTTCTCAGAACCTGCTAATAAAGATGCTCTGATTGGATCAATCGGAATACCATGACATTTATATGTGAAATCCATAAAAGGTGATTCATCAACCACTGTAATTTTTTTATTATCTAAATAAATATTTCTTAAATTAAAAAATTTACCAATTAAAATATTAAATAAATTAGTATTTTTTTTATTACGATTAATAAATGCATAATAATATTCAAAATATAAATACATCATAACTAAATTATATGTTCCAAAATATATTTTCTTTTTTTCTGAATAATTATGAACAATACATCTACCATTATTACCATATAATATTAAAATTAAATTATTATTATGATAAAATTCAATACGCCTATCCATAAAAGTAGAAAAAGGCACAAATTCTTTTACAGTAATTTTTTTACCATATTTTTTTACTAATAAAGCATAAATATTTTTACCATCTTTTTCAATATTTGTTGTAATTAATTCATAATAAGGAATATTATTTAATACAAAATTTTCTTCTACTTTTTTAGCATAATAATTATAGGCATATAATCCAACCATTATTAAATTACTATCATACACAACTTGTTTTCTTATAAATGTTAGAATATTCTCATATTCTTCATGTTGTGTTTTAGTTCTATTACCAGTAATCTCTTGAAAATTAATTACTTGTTTTATATGACTTTGATCAAT